TAACGTGCCTGTCTGATGTTACCACTTCATCCAGACAATACCATATTCTTATGGTACATCTTAATTGTATCAGACCATGATTCCAATGTCAAGCCCCAGCTGGTTCTTGAATCTTAATTCTGGTTATATGATTCATGTAACTAGATTCATGACATTTGATTCATGTATTCTGATTCATGTTATAGTTGTCATGGAACACTTGTACCACATGGTGCTTCATATAGTGATTGTTCTTATAAGAATGGTTCTTATGTGACTCATAATATGTCTTATGTGACGAATCGCCCAGATGTTTGCAGTGGCCAGAAGTAGCATGGGACTATGTCATATAAGAACAAAGGCCACCCCATACGGTCACCTATGTTTAGCAATGAGTATATTATACTATCCTCATACGGAGATTTCACTTTTGGGAAAGTTGATTCTTAACCCAGTTGCACCTCTTACAGTCGCATGGGCTGTAGTGAGGACAGCATGAGTTGGCACTATGACACTTCAAGCTAGCCCTAAATCCTAGTAGACACTTGGGCCTGAAGTACGGCCAGCCAGTTGTAGTGTAGTGCTTGCATAGTTCAATCATGCCAGCTTCTTAACCAAGCATGAGTAAATGGGTTGTGGCTGCTTGGACCTCTGCAAGAGCAGTTTGGACCAGTTCCAATCTATCATGTGCCCCAGCAAATCCTAAATATTTGTCCTTAGCCTTTTCATTTAGCAGTTCCATAAGATTACCCTCAACTCCACACAGAACATCTATTATTGCCTTTGTAGTTACTTCCATGCTACCTCCTTTCTAACGATTATCGCCGCTACCATGCACCTTGTCTCGCTCAGCACGGTCTTGCAGCTTATTGAGATTAAGCTCAGCAATAGTACTAAGGTTCACTCCAAGCTCAGATGCTAGGCTAGCTACATACCATAGGACATCACCAAGCTCCTTACTTATACTGTCTAGGCTGATGATACCAAGTAGGCCATTATGGTCTCGATATACCTTCTTTACCTTCTCAGCTACCTCACCAGCCTCGCCTGCTAGTCCTAGTGCAGGATACCATAAGTTGTTGCCGAGGTCAGGATATATAGCAGTCTTTCTAGCCTCTACCTGATACTTGTCAAAGTCAAGCAGTTCGCTCATAAGTCACCTTCTTCTCCTATATACAAGAAACTCAACAAGCAGGACTAGTGCTACAATTACCAGCCCCAAAGCAATTCCTACCGAAAGTGCAGTTATAGGGTCAGTCAAGATTTCTTCCATAATCTCTATCTCCCATTATCTCTAGCACCTTCGCCAGAAACTCACCGTTACTGGGATTCTCCTGCTTGACCTTCCATATGCTCTGTAGTTTGGACACTATTACCTTAGCTGCCTGGTGCTTATCTAGGAACTTGCAGTAGCCTTGTTGAGGACCAATAACATCAATTAGCTTATCCAGCTCCCTAGCATTATCATAGCCAGTAGGTAGCCATATATGCTGGTGACAGTTCTGACACTTAAACAGCTCACCGACACTAACTCTATGTGTAGCAATAAGGTAATGTGGCTGGTGGTCCTGGCAGAAGTCCCCTATCCACTTAATTCCCAGCTCGGAGGCACTCCGCCAACTTTTGCTATTTGTTCCTTTAGCTCCTGTATCTGGCTTCCCAGCTTTATTATTGCGGCTACGTCTTCCTCGTTTTGACACCTTAGTGGCAGTTCCATGTAGAATCTCAGCTTCTGCACTAATCGGGCTCGCTGGCGTAGTATCTTCAGCCGTGCCTCTTTCTGTTCCTTTGTTAACTGTAGTTGCCTCCTTCCTCTTGTCTCTACTACTGGATGAGTAGACAGGTAGTCTAGGCCTGCTGCCAACCAGCAGTTTACTCGGTCTTCCTCGTTTCCGAGAAGGTCTATTATTACTTTTTGGGCGTGCCATCGAAAGTTCTTTACCCATCTTCTTGCTTCACCTCCTTCCTTGGAGGATCTCCATAGCCTGCCAAAGACTGCTATATCCCCTGGCTTTATAGGCTCTCCGCAGTGAGCACACTTTACAGTCTTACGGCAGTAGGCTAGCCATACATCCATTACTTACCCACACTTACTGAACCCACAGGAAGTGCATATCTTGCACCCCTCCAGCGATTGCAGCTGACTACCGCAGTCAGGGCAAGCCTCAGCTATAACAGTTTCTACCCTGTCCGTAGTAGGGTCCTGGCAGGCAGGATAGTACTTCTGATGTATCATCAGTTCTTTGGCAGTTAAGTTATATCTACCACATCTTGTACATTTCATAATATAACATTATATCACACCAGTAACTGTTTGTCAACTCCCTTAATGCTTCAGGATAAACAAATAAACCATGTAGCATTATCCTTGACATAACCCAGCAACAGTGATATACTTGTATCATGGCAGATGACCGACCACTGCTACCCACTACTGATAACCCTAAGCAAGTATCTATCGCCACTACACTAATACCTTGGCGAAAAGATGATGATAGAGCAAGATTCATGGGGTATCTTGCCTGTGGCTTTGATTCAGACGAGGCGCTCTACGTACTTGGCCGAAAGGTAGAATGGCTGGAGGAGCAGCGGCAGGATGAGATCTTTAGTGCTATTGAACTTAAGGTTCCTGAAATAAGGAAGGAGCTTAGCAAGGAATATATAGAGCTAGACTTCTTCCGCAACTTCAGGTTAGTATTAGAGAAGGACTTCCGCATACTAGACAAATCTGTCAGGGAGGAAGCACTCGGTAAGCAGGACCATGAGTATCTCCTCAAGCTGCGGTCAGCTTACAGCCCACAGCAACTAGCAGTTCTTGAGCAAGTTATGAAAGGCACAGGGTCTGACAACTTTAACTTTGCTCGCTGGGTATCAGACAATCAGGCTAAGATTCGGGAGGTTAGCCGAACAACTGACAAGATAACTTTCAACGATGGCCAAAGCAAGGAAAGCACGAGTCATATCGAACAAGGCTAAGCAGGCCTCTCGCCGTAACATCATAAGAGCACAGAGGTCTAGGATAGGCCGCAGAGAGCCTAGGAGTGTAGGCAGGGAGATGAGGAAGCGGCAAAGGATGAGTAAGCCAGGCATGAGAACCAGGATGCCAGTGCGGGTGAGAAGGAGAAGTAGGTAGTGGTTCCTATCGAAGCAATATGTAGCCTGGGTGTAGGTGGAGTGTTCGGGCTAGTAGTGTTTCTGATGTATAGGAGGGACAGGAGATCCAGTGAGTGCCAGCTTCGACAGGACAGAACATTTATGGAGGACAGATTGAATAGGATTATTGACCGAGACCAAGTGACTCGAGAGATGCATACTAAGGCACTTGAGGAGCTTACCACTCTTTTAAGAAGACTAAATGGGAGGATAAAGTAATGGCAACAAAGAGCAGCGCACCAAAGGCAAGACCATGCCCAGGCAGTAAAATCCGTAGTGGAGGTAGAGGAAGAGGACTAGGCATAGGAAAAGGTAAAGGCCCTATAGGCAGAATGCGAAAAGGAAGGTAATGCAGCAGACCGACCAGAGCGAGGCTCTCGAGGCCTTATTCTCTGACCGCCGACTCATGATGGAGTCGATGCTACAGATAGAGAATAAGGAGCGTCAGCTTGTACCGTTCCTACTGAACCCTATCCAAGCTGATATGCTGGATAACTCTGGCTATCGAGATGTCTATGTTAAGCCAGCGTCAGTAGGAGCAACATCCTTCCATCTGGCTGACTTCTACCTTGACAACATAACTTTGAGCGGAACAGTATCAGTCATTATCAGCTACGATGAGACAAGCGCTAGACGACTAATCATCAAGGCTAAACGCTTCCATCAGTTCCTATCTAAGAAAATCCCCTCTATTCCTAAGCTTGAACACAAGGGAGCTGAGGAGTTAACTTGGGAGGATAGGGATACCAGATTCTATTCTATCATGTATATATTCACCTCCAGAAGTTACACTCTGGGAAGAGGTGAGCCAATACATAATCTACTATTAGATGAGTATGGCTTCTGGGTGGCTGGCACTCATGAGCAGGTGTTTGCTTCTGCTGTCCAGCGTGTACCGTTGAAGTTAGGGACTAAGGTTAAGGTCCTCTCAACTCCTAATGGTGAGGACAATCCTTTCTGTGAGATGTATCGAGCATCTAAGGAAGGGACAATAGTTGGGCAGTCAGTTTACAAGAACCACTTCTATCCTTGGTTCATTCATCCTGAGTATATCATGTATGCTGCTGACCCATTCTGCCTAGACGGAGATGACATAGACCCACTGCCAAACATAAAGTCAGATGAAGTGCTATTGATGAAGCAACTGATGCATACTTATGGCTTTGATGAGATGGATGCTATGGCTAAACTTCGCTGGAGGAGATATAAGAAGGCAGAGATAGCCAGTATGAGACGGAGTGGGGATACTGTACTCCTGTTTGAGCAGGAGTTCCCTGAAGATGATGAGACGTGCTTCCTTGTTGCAGGAGACCAAGCTTACAGCTCAGACATTATAACTGACAAGATTCGGCAGTGTATTCCATCTCCAAAGGTCAAGAACATAGTCAATCCTAAGAATGGTACCTCGGCTGAGCTAGAGATATGGCAGGACGTTGAGGAAGGACTCAGTTATATCATATCCATAGACCCAGGCAAAGGTAAGACATCTGAATCTGTAGGCCATGTCTGGCACTTTGAAGACAGCTACCAGGATAAGGAAGGCAAAGACATTCCTCCTATCATGCGACACTGCGCTACACTAGCAGGCTTCTATGATGAGTGGGAGATGGCTGAGTACATGAAGGTGGTAGGATACTACTACAATGGAGCAGTCATAGCACCTGAGGACAATCTAGACATAGTCAGCCATCTGCGAGATTATCCTGATCTCTACTGGCGTGAGGATGTCAGAACAGGTAGAATGGGTAAGGCTATAGGCTGGCAGACTAACCTATCTACCAAACCTTACATGGTAACTGAACTTAATCGTCACCTTGAGCATATTGACTGTCAGGATATGCGCTTCTGGAGCCAGTGCAAGAATATACGGCGTAATTCTATGATTAAGAGTGGTATCTTGGTAGTTGGTGCTGACGACCACCATGATACAGGAGCAATAGCAGTTGTGTGCAGAGATTCTCAGCCAGTCCATCGAGGCTATGTAGGCTCAGCAGGCTGGCCTGATAACTGGTAAAAGGAGGGAACATGAACAGTAGACTAAGAGAACTTGCAAATGCCTTTCGCTCACTGGTAGATGCCTGTGCTCCAGTAAAGCAGGCTTGGAAGGTGAAGTACCTGAAGAAGGTACCGACTGGACTGAAGTATCGTGGCAAGGAAACTTATGAAGGGAAGTGGACAGTTGAGGTTGTAGCTGCCTTCAATAGAGAGGAAGCTGCAGAGATTGTAGATCCTAAGCTACGGCCTGGATACAACTGTCTAGTCACCAAAGTAATGCCAGGAGAGGTAGAAGAATATGATGGTATGGAGGTAATGGAGTAATGGACTGGATAATCTTTGGTAGTCTATTTGCTGGCTGCTTCATGCGGACTATTATCCCATTTCTAAAGAAAAAGAAGAAGGCAGCAGAATCTGGTCAGCCTATCAAGTGGGATAACACCTACACTGTAACCCTACTGTTTGGGCTGGCTGTCTCACTGGTAGTATCCTTTATATCCTACCCGAGTATAGGCGAAGCAACTGTTCCAGTAGCCTTTGGCTTTGGCTGGGCAAGTCAGGATATAATAAACAAGGTGACATCATGAGTTGGTTAAAGAAGATAGGATTCATTAACTTTCTAATTAAGACGATAGGACCAGATGGTATATTCTCTTCAGGACAGGAAGGCCATGCTTTCCTTATAGGCATAAGCGAGACAATAGCCTTCTGGCGTCCTTATCACCCAGTACCACATGACTATGTAGCTAATGGTAGTCCCTTCAAAGAGTACCACTACTATAAGTTTGGCCGAGCTTGCGGTGTATTGTTCTGGCTATGGTGTATTGCTCCTGTAACTATAATAATCCTAAAGGCTGTGTGGTAGGCAACTGTGCCTGCTCTGAATGGTGCGAGCAATTAGATCATAATGACCCTCTATGTATGGAGTGCCAGAAGATGGCAGAGAATATTGGCGAAATCTATACTAGTAGCGTTGACCGCTGGTGTGGGAACTGCAATAAGGTCATAGCTGCTAATGAGCAGTATGTTATGGACTATGATGTCTTTGAGACTCCGTCTGGAAGGAAGAAGTACCGAAACTATCCTTCTCACATAGATTGCAAGGAGAAGAAACATGGAAATAAGAGCTGAAGAAGTAAAGACTAGATGTAAATCACTCAAGACCTTCTGGCAGCCGAGAAATAATGCTATGAAGCGTTGGTACAGGCTGATTGAGATGATTGATGAGTTGAAGACTGATAAGATGGAGTCCTTCGTAGGTAACGACCCACGAGCACTCTACAATCTAGTCCTACACCTTCTTGATACTGAGATACCTCACAGAATCAAGGAGTATAATGTGGCTGACCTGGCCCTGTCAGCGTCTGTTGCATCTGTTAGCACATACTTCCGAAAACACTGGAAGGATGCACAGAATAGCTTTAGACGGACTAATCCTCGTCAGTCTATGATGGGAACTTACATAGGATTTATGCTGGCTACTGGCTGGTACTCTATGTTCAGCATAATGACTGACGATGGCAAGCGGACTTACAAGGAACCTTGGAATCCTATGGATGTCTATCCTATGTGGGATGCTATGCTTGGCCTATCCGAAGCAGCTCACATCTACCCGATTAGTCCCCTCGGAGCAGTTAACCTTTGCAAGGCGAACAACTGGGCTCTCAGCAGTCCGTTCCCTCAATGGATACGGATGTTTGGGAGTTCAAACGTAACTATTTATGACTACTGGTGGACTGAGGTATCTGACACCTACCCCTTCATCTCTGCTGTCTGGAACGCAGTAGTTGTGGAAGATACGCTAGTAAAGTTTGAGCGGACGAGATTTAAGAGGATACCTATCTACATAGCTCCTGTTGGTGGTCTTCCTGATATGGGCTCACTGTCAGAGGGAGTTATGCCTACATACTCCTCCACTCTCAAAGTACAGACTCAGGACACACCAACGCTGGAGAGATGGAAGGCTGAGCTTGGCCAGTCTATCCTAGCCACCAATGAGAACATCTACCGAACCTGGAATAAGTGGTGGAGTTTCAGCTTACAGCTACTACGAGATACTGCCCAACCAAGAATCTTTGAGCGGAGCAGAAGTGGTAAGGCGATAGTTAGGCCTGAGGATGTGTTCAAGAGAGGAGCTATCTTTAGAGGAGGACCAGATGATTCTGTAGACTTCATTGGTGCTCCTCCTATACCACTAGAATTGAGAAGTACCCAGCTAGACCTCGAAGCCATGATGCAGAGAGGAGGAGTTAGCTGGGCTATGCACGGCTCAGTAGCAGGCCAAATCAGCAGCTACGTTATGAGTCAGATAGCTGCCTCTGCTAACCAAGTAATGAAGCCATTTCATCAGGCGATAGTGGACTCATTGTCGGATATGGATAATGACGACTTGCAGGATATAAAGGACAGAAGCCTGAAACCCTATGGCTGGAAGTACCCCACCGAACTGCCTGACGATGTAATGGTGTCTGCTGAGTATGAGGTAGAAATCCCTGGCGACTTGATACAGAGAGCAACAACAGCTCGTATGCTTGACCCTGATTTCCGCCTTAGCTACAGCTACGTTATGAAGAAACTATTCCCAGACATCGGAGATCCTATGCAGGAGCGAGCACAGGTACTATCAGACCAAGCCATCCTGCATCCTACCAACTCAATGATAGCACTTATCCGCTACTATGATGAGCAGGCTGCTTACCTCTCCGATATTGGAGATGCTAGAGGAGCAAAGCTATACGAACTGATGTCTGCTATGGCTATGCAGCAACTAATGCCACAGCCTCCCCCAGAGGAAGTACCACCAGCTCAGGCTGGCAGACCTGCTGGCCGAGTGCCTGGAATGGGCAGGCCTGAAGCTACGCCGCAACTACCATCTGGCAGAAGAATCAGTGGAGAAGAAGCTGCAACGGAGATGAGATAATATGGCTAACGGAACAGAAACAACAGAAGCTCCTAAACTGCCAGGTCCTGTAGAAATACCTGAATACTACACTGGCTTTGGGCAGGAGTTTCAGACTCTTACTACTGAGCTTCAATCAGCATTTGGTAAACTTCAAAGTGCTGAGACTGCTCTAATGAAGCCTACAATGACCCAGGAGTATACTAAGCCTGGTATACTGTCTAAGATATTAAGGTTCATAATGGGCGGAGAATGGGGAGCTAGGCAGTTGGAACCTTATGTATCTACGGAGCTAAGGGAGAGTGCTACGGCTGCGAGCCAGGCAGCCTTTGATGCTGCTATGGAGGCATTTCAGATGGCAGAGTGGAGGGTAGAGGTCATGCAGACCTTACCATCCTATATGTCAGATCCAACCTACACACTAGAGACATCTGAAGACCTCCTACAGTATGTGCCTCCTGGAGTTGATCTCACTGATGTTGATAGGGCCTGGCTTAACCAAATCTTCGGTAAGCTACAGCCTCTATCAAATGTACTGCCAGAAGACTACCAAGGCGATGTACTAGATGCTCAGTCCAAGATACTGAACGATATACTGACTGAGCCTAAGGTAGAGCTAAAGGGAGTGCATAGACTAACCATAGATGAGATAGCCAAAGCATTTGTCTTTGGTGTGTCTGAACTACCAGCTGGCATGACAGAGGAGGATGTAAGAAATCTGCTGAGTGAGTTTGACCTACAGAATGAGGAGTTACAGAGTCAAGCAGATTGGCTAAGGGAGAGAGCAAAGGAGTGGGAGATTGAGTCTGCAAGAATGGGCCAGATTAGGGCTGACAGTATCCTAGCTCAGATGCCTGAACTAACTCCACTAGAAGCAGCTAAGCTATGGATAACTCAGCCTATGATGGCAACTGTAGAACTGATGCAGAAGTGGTGGGACACTACTAGTCGTCCTCTATCAGCAGCAATTATGATACATACTCCAGCTCCATTATCTGGTGCTATACACGGAGCTGGTCTTGGTGCTGCTGGGGGAGCTATGCTTGGAGCTATCCTTGCACCCTTTACTGGCGGCCTAAGCATTGTTGCTGCAGCTGGAATAGGTGCGATGGTTGGTGCTGGTACTGGTGCTGCTCTATTCCCTAGATGGGAGGATGCAGCTAGTATAGAACTAACCAAATCATTTGAGTTCTATGTGAGTCATGGCGAAGGTAGCTGGTCTGCATATGCTAAGGCCTTCAATGAGTGGGATGCTCCTTGGTGGAGGAAGATGGCCCTCGACTCTGCCTATGACCCACTGATGTGGATAGGCTTTGGAGGAGTAACAGCAGTAGGCAGGAAGCTATCTACGGCTGCTCTACCAAGAGGACTTAAGTGGGCAGGAACTAGAATTGGCAATCTAATGGTAGCATTTGAGCAAGGTTATGTTGCTGGCATGGATGCTATCTTCCATGTAGGAAAGGAAGTAGTGGCTGCTCCTATTAAGAGTGCATTCTGGCTAACTGGTGCTGGCTACACTATTCCCAAGACCTTCACCCAGATGGCTCGTAACTTTGCTCGTAAGGGCATGATGGACTTTAAGTCAGTACTGGATAGGGCCTTCCCTAATGTTAGGAATCTAAGAGGACTGACTGCTAAGGATGTTACTAACACGGTAGAAGCCTGTATCCAGGCTGCTATCAAGAACCCTACAGAGGGTAATGACTTGATGGTCAGAGCGGGAGCCAACCTACTGGAGTTTAGTTACCTAGACGATGTTGCTTTATCTAAGATGATAAAGGACATAGCTGGGGACATAGGGATAGATGCTGCTAGACTAGCCAGAATGAACAGTATGATAATTGACTCCTTCAGTGGACAGGGGCATAGGATAACTGCTGGCAAGATATTGTCAGAGTTGGGCGTAGTGGCTACTGACGATATGGTGAGCAAACTAGCCAAGTCTATTGAGAAGTTCAAAGGTGGCGTAGTAAGGGCTGCTGGCAAGGCCTACGTTGGCGACACTGCTGATGAAGTCTTGATGAAGATCTTTAATAGGCTAGAGAAAACAAGATATGGCAACTTGCATAGCCCTATCACTCAGTATATGCAGCAGGCTGGTCGCTCAGCATCATGGCATAGCCGAGTAGCTGACAGAATTCTATACTCATCTGGCCTAGTAGCTATGGAAAGAAGGCTAGTTATGCCAGTAGCTCGCTGGCAGCTACTCTTCACTAACTTTGGCCCCTACAACTACTTGGAGAATAGTATGCGTAGCTTCCTTGGTGGTGCTGAAGTACAGTATCCTAAGGCCTATGGTGGTGTAGCAGAAACTACCAGACTATTCAGAGGTATCCCTAATGCTCCCTACGAGCTAGAGATGTTTGCTAGGGGTGAGGTCAGACTAACCCAAGCAATAATCAATCCTCAGACTGGTCGTACTGCTGTATTCAAGGGAGGCAGGATACCATTCATAACTAAGAATGTAGTAATCCCTGAGAAGGTACCTGCCCTTGGTGGTAAGCAGGTAGGAAGATTCATCAACATAGGAGACCAGAGGTACTACCTTGGTAGCTTCCAGGACTGGTATGATATGTGGGCTGACCTTGTAGGTAAGCAGACTGCATATGACTACCAGGTACATTTCCTGAAGGCCCTACGACAAGCAGACCCAAATACACTAGGCCAACTGGATGAGATATTTGAGGTGGCTACTAGGCCACTGTTAGATGATATTCCTAGCCTGACCAAGCGAGACATCAACGACATAATCAGAGTGCTGAAGAATGACGCTATCTCTGGTGGTCCTGAGGCCCTCCGACTCCA